TCGGCGTTGATCGTCCGGTTGAACGCCTCTTGCAGATAGATGTCAACCGTGGCGTTGGGGAGATCGGTGGTGGTGGTGTCGGTCTGCGTGTGGACGTAGTCGCGCAGTTCAGTCAGTGTTGACATCAGCCGCTACCTCCGCCTTTGGTCTGCCACCCTTCTTCCAGTCGACGAGACCGAGGGCACGAGAGTGCCCGGCGCAGTACCCGGTGGACTTCATCGGGAACGCTCTGCATTCCTCGAACGAGCAGAGGATCGTGTCCGGGCTGTCCAGCTTCCGACGTTTCGGTGGACGGTACGGGGCTGTCGAGTAGCGGGTCGCCACCTGGATGTCACCGCCCTGAGCGATTCCTCGCGTCCCTTCGACCGGTGTGCCGTAGGCGGCGTGGACTGGGACGACGCCGTCCGAGGCTGCGTTCTGGTTCTTGTAAAAGTCGCTCATGATCCTCCATTCTTACCGATGGTGAAACCCCAGGGGGCGTTGGCCCCCTGGGGTAAAGGATCAGGCTTCGCTGACGGTGTGCAGCTTGAAGCAGCGGCGACGGTTGCGGATCGTCGAGTTGCCGTAGGTCGTGATGAACGACACGCGGGCATCGACGGCGCTGGTCGCACCTGAGGAGGCGTGGCTGGAGGCCACAGAACCGGACAGGTTGTCGCTGAACGGGGACTGCTTGAAGTTGCGATCCGAGTGGATCTTCAAGCCGACGTACTTCGAGTTGATACCGAAGAACATCGCCGTGGTGGTGCTGGCGTCCGTGGCCGTGCCGTCACCCTCGGGGGCCTGGAAGTCCCAGAAGATCGGGACGTTCTTGAACATCAGGTTCTGGAATCCGAGGTTCGCCTTCGAGGTGTCGGTGTACCGAACCTGCGGGGTGAGGGTGGACTCGTAGAACTCGAAACCCCACGAGTTGGTGAAGATGGCGTCAACGCGGTCTCCGCCCGAGTCCGACGACAGGTTGTACGCCGAACGGAGGGCAGCTTCGAGACCGGCAGCGTCAACTGCACCGACCGACACGTCGGGCGAGGCCCACCATGTCTCGACCGCACCGTTGATGCCACCGGGCGAGCCGGTCGCGTCGATGAGTGTCTGGAGGCTGTTGAAGTCGTTTGCTGCCGTGGTGCCAGCGGAAGTGCCGAACAGCATGCCGTTGAGGAGAGTCTTGAGAGTCTCCTCGGCCTGCATGATCTTGGCTTCGAGCAGATTCACGATCTGCTCCTTGCCGTTGTTCTGTGCTTCCTCCAGGCCGGAGATGGCGATGGTGGCCACGAGCTGCTTCCAGTCGAACTGGGCTGCGGTCGTGGTCGCCTGCGGGGCCACCGTGATCTGATCCCACTCGGAGTAAGAGTCGGCCTGACCGTCGGTGTAGATGATCGGCTCCACAATGGAGACGCCACCGTTGACGGTCTGGACGCGGCCGTTGCTCATGAAGTGGTGCAGCAGCGGACGGCTGTTGAAGACGTTGTCGGTCAGCGTCTTGTGATAGTTGTGCATTGTGGTCGACAGAATGTCGTCCCACGTTGCCGGGGTATGCGAGGCAAGTGCCATTGGTCAGTTCCCTTCGGGAGAGGACCGGTCAGCGAGCCTTGGCTTCCACCTCGTCGATGGCTGCCATTGCCGCTTCGCGGATCGAGTTGTATTTGCCAACAGGTGCCGCTTCTGTCGTCCCGGTCACGCCGCTCCCACTGCTCACTACCTGACTTGCGGCTTGCGCCGCCTTGCGTCGTCTGGCCGTTTCAGCTTCCTCGGCAGCGGTTCGTTGCGCTGCCGTTTGCTGTTGGGCCTGGTACGCCAGGGACTGGTAGATCATGGGGAACGAGTCGATTCCCAAACCCATTTGCATGGCCTGGTAGACGACCGCTCGTGCCTGTTCGTCAGTTGCGCCGAACTGTTGCTTCAATCCTCCGACAGCATTGACGAGCCGTTCATCCGCTTCTCTTGTTTCGATCCGTTGTTCCAACGCCAGGCGTGCCTGCCGTTCCTCATTCAGCATTCTCTCCAACGGGTCAAGGTATTCGTCCTCTGAGTTGTCGGCGACAGCAGCCTGTTGCTGCTGTGGCGTCAACCCGAGGTAGTCCTCGACCGACATTCCCGCTTGGGACGCCAGCACCTGGACGACAAGTCCGGGGTTGCTTTGGAGTGCTTGCCAGTTCCGTGAGGTGTCGGCAAGTTCCTGCGTCTTGCGGGTGTAGTCAGCCGTGCGGCTGTAACCCTGGAGTGCTTCATTCAGTGGAACTGAGAGTTCTTCACCATCCACTTTGACCCGGACATACTTGTTGGCCAGGTCATCGTCGATGTCGAGAAAGTCGTAACTCGGTTCTTCGATGATGTCTTCGGATACTGCCTCGACGTCGGTCTCCCCGAATTCTTCGGAACCGATCTCAGCTTCCCCTGCTTCGAGGGGGGTTTCCATGTCTGACACTTGAGTCCTTTCGACGGTTGCTCGTTGTCAGAAATGAACCATACTCCTACCGAAGTAGGTATGGGTGATATGTCGGATCAGGCGTTGTCAGCGGCGGCGAGGAAGGCGACTTCGACCCAGCTCGTGCCGTCGTAACGGATCGCGAGCGAACCACCGGGAGCGACCGCACGCGTTGCCGCACCGAGGTCGATGTTGGCGTCGTCGACGGTGATGGTGTCGCCCGTGTCAGCCACGAGGACGGTGGTGTCGCCAGCCTGGATGTTGGCCACCGTAAGCGTGTCAAGCGTGTCGGTCGTGGACGACTCGGCGGCGAGCACGATGACCGGGGTGAGCCTGGCGACCGTCGCGACGCCGGAGGCGATCGTGACGGTCTGGGACTTGGTTGCGACGACTGGGTCGCCGTAGTCAATGGTTGAACCTGGATAAGCCATGTCATTCTCCTGTTTCTATTGGATCGGTTGTCACTGTAGTGGCGGCCCGCCACCACCCTGGAGCATTGCGAGTAGCTCTGGTGGAATATCCTGCTCTGGTGGCGGGCCACCCTGACCGCCCATCATGGCTGCCATCATCTCAGGTGTCAGCTCCTGTGGTGGGGGACCCATCGGAGGCTGTCCACCACCGGCCATCTGGCCGAGCATCTCGGGTGTGAGCTGCTGCGGCGGGGGCGGTGGGCCAGCCTCCTGTGATGGTCCGGGAGGTGGCCCACCGTCCTGCCCTTCGCCGGAAGCAGCGCCGGGAGGGGGCTGTTGCTGAATCAGGCGGCTGGCATCCTTGATGCCAAACCCCTTCTGCAACAACTCTTGGTAGAGGGCCGGGGCGTTGACGACACCGGCTTGCATGAACGGCATCGACACGTCGGTGAGCTGCATCGCCGACTGGCGACGGAACGTCTCGTTCTGCGGTTCGGTCGATCCGCCCTGTACTTCGTAGTCGAACTGGCCCTTGATGCGATCGGCGTCGTAGGTGATCCAGCCCTTGACCGGCATGGTGACGATGCGGGCGACCTGCTCGCCGACGATGTACTGCTGCATCAGACCGATGATCCGTTCGGCGAGTTCGGCCAGGACACCTTCGATCTTGGCGAGACGATCCTGGGCGCGGGCGTTGGCTGCGTCCTGGATCATTGCTGCTTCGGTCGCGGTGCGCTTGATCGAGGTCTGTGCCGCGCCACGCTGGTAGTCGCTGACGCCGGACACACGGTCGATGTCGTTGGAGATCATCGCCGACTGGTCGAAGAACTCGGGCGGTGTGATCGCAGCGGGGATAGGTGCGATGGCCGTCGACGGGTCACCGCCACCCTGGACGGGGACCATCACGTTGTCCTCGTCGGATTCGAGAGCAGCGGTCCCTTCCTGTCCGATCCGCTCAGCGTCGTACACCCAACCGCGCCGGTACTTCTTGCGGTAGTTGAGCATCTGGTTGCGAGTCTCGTTCAGCTCAAGCTGGAGGCTCTCGATCTGGCAGACGTCACCGAGCGGATAGAAGTGGTCGGGGACTTCGTAGTTGCGGAGCATCACGAAGGGCTGGCCCATCGCGTACGGGATCGGCTTCGGCTTGATGAGGAAGCCACCGGCCTGCGACTGATCTCCGTCGCTGCTGGAAGCGAACGTGCAAACCTTGCCCCGTTTGACGTCATAAAACTCGATCACTTCGACGTAGGAGACTGCACCCTTGTCAGGCTTCTCGCCGCTGCCACGGGCGTCACGGTCCTCTGTGTCCCACCGCGACCATGACGAACCGGACACTTTCTTGCGGTTGGTGGCCGAGTATCGTTCGTCGACATGGACATCGGCGACAGCTCGCCATGTCCGCTGGGCGACCCACCGCATCTCCTTGGGGTGCCTGGCGTCGGGGTCGACGTACATGTCGAAGGGGCTGATGCGCTCCAAGAAGGGACGGTCGTCGTCAACGATCAGTTCGGATTCGACGTTCCCGTCGACGTCTTCGCGATCGTCGACGCCGTCTTGGACTCCCTCCAGGTCGACTGACGGCTCCAGCACGTCGGGGGCCGTCTTCTCCTCGACCGGCTTCACAGCCTTGTAGCCGCACTTCACCCAGCCGTGCCCGATCAGTAGCCAGTCGTGGACGGCGAGACGGAACTCGCGCTGATACTTGTAGGTGCGCCACAGGTAGTTGAGGACTTCCTCGGTGATGATCGCTTGCGGGCCGGTTTCAGGTTTGCGGGAGTTGACGACGAACTTCGGGTTGTTGATGGCGACCGCTGGCCCCATGACGTTCATGGTGGCGAAGATCATGTTGACCGTCAGTTGGTCGGTCATCGACTTGGCGTCGTAGTGCTTGCCTTGGTAGAGGTCGACGTAACGTCGCCACTGGTCGTCGTACTGGTTCGACTTGGAGGCACGCCACTTCTTGGAGCGTTTCAGTTCGTTGCGGCAGAACGCGAGGTAATCCTGTGAGTTCATGACGCTCTCTCAATGTTTGGGTTTTTGGCAAGTTCTTTTTCGCTGCCGGAGCCGACGTGCTCAGCGAGCCACTCAGATTTCGTGGTGTTCCAGCCACCACGACCGATGACGGCACCACCGCGAAATGAGAAGCCAACGCCAGCCACGCGGCAGCGGAAGCACGTCGTGCGACCCTCCTGGGCTGGCTTCGCCCCGCAGTCCTGGCACAGCA